ATGGATGGTGACCGAAATAACTCGCCACTCACCTTCGAAGATCTGAATCATCTCGAAGATGAAGAAGTCGAGAGCCGGATTGCTGCCGCATGCAATCCGCTCCGTTTTGACGTGCGTTTGCCCAGTGTCGGCTTCACCAACGAACCCACCGACATTGCGGAAGACTATGTTGACGCCGCGTTCTTCGCCGAGAAAGCCGGAAAGCATTGTGAGTCTATTGAAGCTTGTCCTGTTGACCTGAAACATGGGCTCCTGATTCGTTTCACCATGACCCCGCAGGACGTATCTGCCCTGATCGGTGAAATCCGCCGCATTCAGCCTTGGTTTGATTCAGACAACCACGACCCGAGCGAGGAACTGCGCAACGAAGTCTGCGAATTCTTCGATGGCTTCCTTGAGGCCGACCTGCGCGTTCCTGAGCTTGGCGACAGCTACATGGCGAATTTCCTTGCAGGTTCGCGCTACGACGAGAATCAAGAAGAATTCAACAGGAAGTGTCCAACATGGCAATGGGGACACTGGCGATCCTTCGCGGCCGATAGGCTGGGATGCGAATTCTACACCTCCAGCGTACTGGACGGCACGTGGATCGTCCTCGGCAATCGCGCCACCGTTGAGAGATTGCTGCGTGACTATGGCGGATTCAGCACCGACGGCAGTCACCTGCATTGTGCTAAACCACTTCAGGTTGGTCGCAATCCCCACCTCCTTATTGGGCCACAGGTTGTGACGCAAGTCCCGTCTGGCCAACTCGACAAGGCAGTTTCCTGTTGGAGTTCGTGTATCGCTCCCGAGCTCACGCATAGCTACAACGTTTCCGATATGGCTACAACAGACTCCGATGGCTCTGGCTGGCCCGAATTGCGTGACAGAGAGGCCTTTGGGAGGCGGTACCAAGAACGCTTCATCCGTTTCGAGCAAAGGCGTCGGAGTAGATGCAAGTACCGCTACGGGCTTAGTTGGGCCATGACCGAGAGCGGAGATGCCATTGTCTGCGGCGACGAATCGATCAATTTCGTCGCGTTCACGCACACTTCCGACCGTTTGCGCCCCGAGGCAATTCAAGACTTGCTCCCAGACACGGAACGGGTCTTAGAGATGCTCCGCGATCAGGCGGGATTGGGACCTGCGGCCCAGCTTGATTGGAGCCTACTCTCTCCGGAGCAGTTTGAGGACCTCTGCTATGATGTCATCCTCAGAAGCGGGCGGTTTGACGACAAGACGATCAGGAAACACGGCAAGACGCGGTCCCGTGACGGAGGGCGTGATATAGAGGTATGGACGCTTCCCAGAGTTGAGCAACCAGCCCATAAGTGGATTCTCCAATGCAAGCTCGTTACGAACGGACGCGCCCTCGCGGGCAGCAAGGTGGCTGTGGCCGACGTGATAGACCAGTATGGTGCCGATGGCTTCGGCGTCATGACAAACGAGGTGATCGACTCCACCCTCTATGACAAGCTAGACGCTATCGCCAGTAGACGTGGCATACAACTCGACACATGGGATGGACGCCGTCTACAAAGGTTCCTGCGAATCCGACCCGATTTGATGCAGTGCTACTTCCCCACCGAGGAACCCACCGACAGCCCATCACAGGCGAAGTAGGCCGACGGTGCAGTATCGGCTCCAGCAACACTGTCCCCGTACGGACACAGCCTTGCTAAATGACTGCGGGGCCGCCACAAGGAATGGCGACAACCGGAGCGTTTGCACCGGTTCATTCAGTCCACGCTGACGAAGCGAGGATCACTGCTTCCGCCGCACGCGATGGGGATTCGGGTCGTTCGGGAACAGATCGTAGCGTGAGACACCTGTCCTCTCGTAGATGCGGAAGCTGGCCGTAGCCACCATATTCATGTCGTTGGCAATGTCTGCCAGTGGCCGGTTCTTCACAATGCCGTCATAGTAGACCTTGAACGCCACGAGTGATTCGTCCCAGTCTACCTCCTTGAACGGGCCGACAAGGCGGCTGGCTCGGCCCCCTTGGAAAAGCAGCCGCCCCGGCGAAGACCGGACCCCGCCCTCGCAACTGGACAGTGAAAGCTTCTTGTCCTTCAGTCCATTCCCAGCGACCTCCTTCAAATCCTTCCACGCGATGAAGGTCTGGTCCTCAAGGCCGATGCCCTCGTCGTTGGCGTGGCAACTCACGTGCACCACGTCTGCATCAGCCGCGTCGGCGATAGCCTGACCCAATTCATCCTTGTTTCGCACGTATTTGTAGGATGTCGTGACGCCAATCGTCTTCAGGTACCCTTCGAGGTCCGGACCCTCATACCGCTTAGCCTGAACGTCCTCAAGCGAGACCGACTCAATGATCGCGACCTTCATGTTTTCTCCTGCATGACTCGACGAGTGAGATTCTATCGGATGATCGGTGGCAACGGCCAGACTAACTACCCGGCTGGGCGGCCAAGACGACAAATCCGACCCGCCTGGTTATCTCGTGTGAGCAGGTCGGCGGCGTACGGCATAGGTAACCAGTATGGGCACAACGAACTCGCCCCTGGGAGCCTCGCCATGATCTCGACAACCGATCCCGAAAGCATGACGGCCGACGAACGACGCCGCGAGGTCGCCACCATCCTTACCAACGGCCTGATGCGGCGTCTCCGGGCGGCCGAATCGGCCGCATCATCGCCCGCGAAAACAGTCTCGAAAGGGTCGAAAACCGGCCTTGAGCTTCCGGCGAAAACGAGGCTCAGTGTGGCTCCGCGACCCGGCGGTTAACGGGTCGCGTCTCGGAAGACCTTGACGAAAGGAGCCGCATGAAATGACTGACATCGCAACCGAAATCGCAGCCCTGGATCGGATGACCACGGGCGACCTGGCCGAGCGATATGCCGAACTGCACGGCCAGCCCTGCCGGACCCGCCATCGAGCCTATCTCATCCGCAAGATCGCCTGGCGCATCCAGGCCAACGCCGAGGGCGACCTGTCCGAACGCGCCCGCAAGCGTGCGGCCGAACTGGCCGACGACGCCGAGGTGCGGGTGATGGCCCCGAAGACCATGGTCTGCCCGCCGCAGAACGGCCAATCCGCCACCATAACTAGGCCGGCACCGCGAGGTCGGGACATGCCCAGCGACCCGCGTCTGCCCGCGCCAGGCTCGGCCATCGTCCGCGAGTACAAGGGCCGCAAGCACCGGGTGGTCTACTTGGCTGACGGCAGCGGCTTCGAGTATGAGGGCCATCGCTACCGCACGCTCTCGGCCATCGCCAAGCGGATCACCAATAGTCACATCAACGGGTTCCGCTTCTTCAAGCTCGGGGTGCAGCGATGAGTTCACGCAGTAGGAAGGCCGAGAAGCCGAGGATCCGTTGCGCCATCTACACCCGCAAGTCCAGCGAGGAAGGCCTCGATCAGGAGTACAACTCACTCGACGCCCAACGCGACGCGGCCGAGGCGTACATCGCCAGCCAGAAAGCCGAGGGGTGGGAGGCTCTGCCGGACCGCTACGATGACGGCGGCTACACCGGCGGCAACATGGAGCGCCCGGCCCTCGACCGTTTGCTACAGGACATCGAGCGGGGCAAGGTCGACTGCGTGGTGGTCTACAAGGTTGACCGCCTTAGCCGTTCGCTTCTCGACTTTGCTCGCATCATGGAGACCTTCGACAACCACGGCGTCTCGTTCGTCTCGGTCACCCAGCACTTCAATACGACTCACTCGATGGGACGGCTCACGCTCAACATTCTGCTGAGCTTTGCCCAGTTCGAGCGTGAAATAATCGGCGAACGCATCCGCGACAAACTCGCCGCTCAGGCCCGCAAGGGCAAATGGACCGGCGGCATTCCGGTGTTGGGCTATGACGTGGATCGGACCGGCCCCAGTCCCCGTCTGGTGGTCAACGCCAAAGAGGCCGCACGTGTCCGCGAGATGTACCGGATGTATCTTCAGGAGGCGTCCCTGTTGCCTGTGGTCAAGGAACTCGCCCGCCGCGGCTGGGTGAACAAGCGTCGCGTCACGAAGAAGGGCAAGAAGCTCGGCGGCCGGCCGTTCGACAAATCCAGCCTGTACGTCTTGCTGACCAATCCCATCTACACCGGCAAAATGCGGTACAAGGACGAACTCCACGAGGGCGAGCACGCGGCGATCGTTGATCAGGACATCTTCGACAAGGTCCAGAAGCAATTGAAGCTCAACGGGCGAACCGGTGGTGCTGAGGTCCGCAACAAGTACGGGGCGCTTCTTCGCGGTCTGCTACGCTGCAAGAGTTGCGGCACAGCCATGACGCACACCTTTTGCGGCAAATCCAAGCGGAACTTCTACAGGTATTACCGCTGCACCAGCGCGATCAAGAACGGCCACGATAGCTGCCCTTCGGGCACGCTTCCTGCTGGAGAGATTGAGCGCGTGGTTGTCGACGAGATCCGCGGCCTGGTCAAAGATGAAGCCCTCTTCGCCCAGGTGCTCCACGACGCCCAAGCCGCCATCGAGGCCGAACTGTCAGTTGCTCGACGCGACCGGGACGATCTTCGACGGGAACGGCAACGCCTCCATGACGAACTCCAGCAGCTTGTCACCAGCGGCAGGACCACGACTGATGTGACCGCCCGGATTGCCACGCTTCACGAACGGCTGTCTACGGCCGACCAGCGCTTGCCAGGCCTCGAATCGCGTATCGCCGAACTGGAAAACAAGACGATCACCGAGTCTGAGGCGCGTGCGGCCTTCGCCGACTTCGACAGCCTATGGGAGAACCTGATTCCCCGCGAACAGGCCCGCCTGCTCAAGTTGCTGATCTCTACGGTTGAGTACGACAGCGAGGCGGGGACCGTGTCGTTCACCTTCAGACCGACAAGCATCCGTTCGCTGATCGACCGCAAGATGGAGGACGCCGCGGCATGACAACCGTCACAAAGCAGATTCATTTCGCAACCAAGGGCCATCGTAAGGTGGCCAAGCCCGGCCCGCCGCACGAACCGTCCGAACCGGCAGGTCGCATTCCCCGCGTGTCAAAGCTGATGGCCCTCGCGATCCGCTTCGAGGGACTCCTTCGCGACGGCCATGTCGCCGACCAGTCAGAACTGGCCCGTCTTGCCCACGTCACACAACCCCGCATGACACAGATCATGAACCTGCTGCACTTGGCCCCCGACATCCAGGAAGCCATCTTGCACCTCCCGCCGGTGATGGAAGGCCGCGACCCGATCACGGAGCGAGACCTGCGGCCGATCGCCCGGGTGAAGGATTGGAGGCAGCAACGCGGGCTGTGGCGTGAGATACGTGGAGTGAACCAACGTTGACGTACGTGCTTGGGCGAAACACAAGTCTTGGCCTGGCATTAACTTGGCCGGCTATTGAATCCTAACGCAAATCCAATTATGATAGGAAGTTATATGGATACATGCATAAGTGGATACATCCCCGTGATCGATGTCTTTGCTGGCCCTGGCGGGTTGGGCGAGGGATTCTCTGCCTTCAGGCAAGGGAGTGAGCATCCGTTCAGGATCCGCCTGTCGGTGGAGAAGGATCATCGGGCGTGGGAGACGCTGTCGCTGCGGGCCTTCTTCAGGCAGTTCGGATATGCGGGATCGCCAGTTCCGGACGATTACTACCTCCATGTCTGCTCCCCGAACGAACTGACAAGAGAGGAGCTGTTCAGCAGATATCCATCTCAGAGCGCAGCGGCCCTTGAGGAGGCCTGGAATGCCGAACTCGGAGCACCGAAAACCGAAGAGGCTCTGCATGGGAGGATCAAACGTGCGTTGGGCGGACACGACGCCTGGGTGCTGATCGGGGGGCCTCCGTGTCAGGCGTATTCGCTCGTGGGGCGATCACGTAACGCCAGGAATCCGGAATTTGAGGACGATCAGAGGCACTTCCTCTATCGTGAGTATCTGAACATCTTGGCCGAGCACTGGCCACCCCTGTTCATCATGGAGAACGTCAAGGGCATCTTGAGTGCACGAGCTAGGGGCAAGGACATCTTCCCGGCGATCCGGAGGGATCTGGCCAGTCCGGGCGCGGCCGTAGGCGGCTCTTCTGTTCATACATACCGGCTCTTCTCTCTGACTTGCCAGCGCAGTGAAGACGAATTGCGTCCTGCTGATTTCGTTGTGCGCTCAGAGGAGTGCGGCATTCCTCAGTCCCGACATCGGGTCATTCTTCTTGGGATTCGGGATGATTTCGCGCAGGGCGAGATCCTGAACGAGACTCTGCCCGTCATCAAGGAACCGTGCCCTATAGAGTCAGTGTTGACGCTCCCTCGGATTCGAAGCGGGTTGTCGCGGAGCGCGTCGTGTTCGGATTCGTGGGAGAACTGGCGCAGATGCTTGCTTGACGCGGCAGACTCGCCTTGGCTCTCGGAGCTAGATAAGCCGGTCCGAAGAAGGATCAGGCAGGTGATCGCTGCGCTTGGTCGTCAGCAGAGAGAACTGCCGAAACGCAGCATGGGCCGGGGAAGGAAGCCTGCCGTTGAGCCCGACTGGTTCTGGGACGATCGTCTGGAAGCCGCTCTCAATCATGAGGCACGCTTCCATCGAGAAGACGACCTTCATCGCTACCTTTTCGCTTCGTGCTACGCCGAGATCATTGGCAGAGCCCCATCGCTTCGCGAGTTCCCTGCAGGCCTGTTGCCTGACCATGAGAACGCTCTGGAAGCGGCAGGAGGGGTGGGCGGCCATTTCGCCGACCGCTTCCGCGTACAGTGCAAGGGGCGCCCCGCAACCACGATCACGTGCCATATGTCGAAGGATGGCCACTACTACATACATCCTGACCCTTCACAGTGTCGAAGCCTGACGGTTCGCGAAGCAGCACGGATTCAGACGTTTCCTGACAACTACTTCTTCTGCGGACCACGCACGGCGCAGTACCTTCAAGTTGGAAATGCCGTGCCTCCGCTCTTGGCAAAGCAGATTGCAGGAATCGTGTGGAGGATTCTGAGCAAATAGAGGCATGACCGATGGATCGCCTGACACCCGAGGAACGAAGCCGGAACATGTCTCGGATAAGGAGCCGGGATACACGCCCTGAGAAGCAGGTCCGATCGCTGCTCCATCGACTTGGGTACAGGTTCCGACTCCATAGGCGCGATCTTCCCGGTACGCCGGACATTGTTCTGCCGAAGCACCGGACCGTCATCTTCGTCCATGGTTGCTTCTGGCACCGACATCCCGGATGTCGCTTTGCCTACACACCCAAATCCCGCGTCAAGTTCTGGACGGAGAAGTTCTCCGCGAACGTGGATCGCGACGCCAGAACTCAAGAAGCATTGGAGCGGGCGGGTTGGACTGTGGTTGTTGTGTGGGAGTGTGAACTGCATGACATGGATCGCTTGGCCGGGCGTCTGGCATCAGAGATACGACGTCCCGACGTATAGAGGCCAGCTATGACGCTTCGACGATGTCTTCGTTCGCGAAAAGCCCGTCGTCCGATGCCATCTGGGCCATTTTGACCGCTTGCTTGGCCTGCTTGGCCGAGGGCACTTTCTGCCAGCCGTTGGCAGCGTACCCACTCAGTGTCAGGGCAATGCCGGACATTGAGTAGTGCAGTTCCTTCTCGGTCGCCCATTTGTGGACGCCCAGCCATTCCTCAGCTGAGATCTGCATAGTCTTCGCAATGTTCTCTCGATCCAGATGAGTCAGGCCCACTCCTTGCCGTCCCTTGGCGCTGCCGACGGTAGGCAGAGGTTGGCCTTCAGCCAGTTCCTGCTGGAGGGCTTCAGCAATCTCCACCTCAGCAACCTGGACGGTTCGCCAGCACTCCTCCTTCTTGCACCACTCGGTTACATTGCGTTCCCCTGCGGAACTCAGGATGCAGTTGAGGACCACCGGCATCCATTCGTAGAGCGTGTCTGCCATGGCGTCGGAAACGCGCTGCTGCGCCCATATGGCCCCAAGGTCAACGCGCCCGACAGTCTTGTACGAGAGCAAGGCGACTGTGTAGGCGACGGCATTGGCGCGGAATCCCGGGAACTTGTGTTGACGGGCGATCTTCTCAGCACGCTTGTAGATGATCGCTTTGGCGATCAGGTCGCGGTAGTAGGCCTCGTCCGGCGACCATGCTTCCCCTCGCTCCTTCAGCATGCTCATGAAATGGACGAAATTCTTCTGGTTGCCCTTTCCGACCAGGTATGGCAGCTGGTCCCAAGCATTCACGTACTTGGCCAGCCCGGTCTTGTCGAACTTCTGTGCAGTCGGCGCCATTGCATCGAAATCCCTCCGACGTGCAGGAGTCGTTCCCCTTCGAGCGCGGGCTACCTGGTACTGCCCTCGCGCCCGCTCATAGAACCACCGCGAAGACTCCCCCGGACACCATATGCGCTCAGACAGCCGCTCAATCTTGACATGGAAGGGATCGTTAGACGAGAAGTCAGCTTCACTGACCCGGTTCTGCGTGTTTGCGTACCTGGAAATATGCGGAACAATATCGTCGATCTGCTCTGGCGGAACTACAGTGATCTTGGCTTGGACGAACACGTCCGAAAGATCGGCCTGATCGGTCTTCCTCGCTCGGTGTATGGAGGCCATGGTCTGGCCTCCATTCACAACTTGGAACCCCTCCATCGAAGTGATCTGAAGCGAACCGCCTCCGTTTCTTTCGATACCCACGGATTCTGCGGTGGCCGATATTCCGTTGTTGTACGCCAGGAACCGGTGAGGCTCACTGCGGATTGTGTCGCGGATGCCGCGATTGACCTTCCCGCGTGCCTGAAGGAATGAACGCACGTTGAGTTCCAGCAGCTTCGCTCCGTGCAGATCATAAAGCTCAAACAGCAGGTTACCGGGGATGATCGCCATATAGGCGTCATAGTCAGCGGATGACTCGGGCATTTTCAGGCACTCGATAGGCCCGGTAGCCGTGCGAGCCAAATCAATCGAGATCGTCTCATATGATCGGCCGGAAGCAGCACACCTGGAGAGCCGCTCCATGTCCCACACCTGACTGGTAATGCGGATTCCAAGATCGGGAAGCCCCGCGTCTTCGATTGCTGATGCCGCCAGTCCATTCGTCAGCACGACGATGTCGCAGTCGATGGCTGATTCTGCCTCCTCGAATCGCTGCATCATGGAGTACGACTCAAGTGCTGGTTCCATGGACGTTCGAATACCAGCGCGGGCGGCCTCGAAGACGCGCAGGGCGCGTCGCACGGCCAGCTCCAGATCCTTCCGGTGAACAGTTGACAGGGGCTCATCCCGATAGACCGTGGACACAATCGTCACCTTCGAGCAGTCGTCGGCGACGCAGTAGGCGTTGGCCTTGCACTGACCTCGGCCATGCTGGTGCTCGAAGAAGCACATTTCGACATCGTTAATCGCCCCGTACTCGACCAAATACCCGCAGACATGCTCGGTGAACAGTTGCTCACGAAACGAGCCCAAGCCTTCGGTATCGCCCTCTTCCAGACGGGACGTAATGTAGGCCTCAACAGAGTCGGCGAACTCTACCAGATCTTGACGCATATCAGTCATCAGAACAGCCCTCTACGAATGGGTCAGGCGTAACTTCGAAATCCCGACAGGCTCCCAGAGACAATACATACTGGACATCGCCCACCCCCGGCGGCAGGTCGCTTGGAAGCAGGCGCGGGAATCCGCCCGTGACGCGATATGTAGTTTCTGAAAGGACCGCAAGCCCCATGCGACGGTAATGGCTCTCTTCCGAGTCGAGGTAGCCGGCATCGAACAGCTTCATCTCGAACTGCTGCCGAGCCGACGAACACGCGCCAAGATCGTTCTTCACCCTCAGGATCAGATCAGGCAGAGACGTTCCAGCGCCTTGGTGTATTGATACGTGGATGTATCGCAGGTACAAGGCCTCCAGGCCCTCATCCACGAGTTGCAGTATGTTGGAGATGTGGACTTTGCCTTCAGGATTCGCCGAACTTGTCTTGACCTCAACGGCTTGGCCAGAGAACTCGAAGTCCTGGTTTGCTCCATCGGGGCCTCGCCATGCCTGAACCGCGCTATCCATCCCAAGCTTAGGGATCAGGTGCGATCGGAGGAACCAGAGTTCTCCCCACAGGCCGACCTGCTCAGATCGCGAAAGGTGAGCAACCCGACGGCGGCTCAAAAACAGTTGCCACCGCCGAAGCCTTGCCACGAACGTAGTCACCAGGTTTCTTTCGCTGTCAGCATTCCTGATCTCGGCGCGGACATCTTCCGCGAGTCTGTCAAACACCTCATGGTACTGATCCGATTCCGCCTGCAGAAGGACCAGAGAACTGGCGGCATCATGCGGCAAGTGGCTGATGGAAACACTGAAACCCGCTGACTGTGGAAGGTCAATGTCCATGGGTACGGAAGCAGTATCCACCACGGCAGCCAATGCCGGTTGACCTGACGGTATCGTCCAACCGGCGTAGACACAGTACTGCATGGGTTCAACGCGAATCCGTCGCAGTCCACTGGATTCATCCGAGGAGGTTGCCAGCTCTTTCCACGCGTCGGCAAGCGAGTCACTCATCCCAGAACCCCTCCTCTTCCTGTCGGCGATAGACCTCGTTCACCGTGTACTGCACGCCCTGCGCCTCAGGATCGCCCGGGAAGCTTATGAAGAACCCAATCAGCGGATGCTCCAGCGCAGGGCATCCATCGCCGAGGTCCGCGTCTACCGGGTAGATGCACATCAGCCCATCCTTTGGTTTGCGGACTTGGCGAATGGCCGGTCCTCTCGGAGCAGCGGGTCGCGAGACTCCCCGTTCTTCACCGCCACTGGCCTCCCACATGGCCACGGACAACTGCAGGGCTTCCTCGTGCTGATCGTCATTCAGGTCAATGTACTCATGAGAAGGATCACCCACTCTTTTCACGCGATAGGGGTCCCTGTTGGTCACCGGATCAGGACGCTTGTGCCATGCTCGCTGCACGCTCCTTGCCGTGACCCCGTCGGCGAGGTCATATTCGCTGCCGAGCCCTTGGTCAACGTACACAGTCCACTTGGTCAGGCATTTGCGCACCGCCTGTTGATCTATGTACTTCTGCAAGTATTCCGGCCTGGCTCTGGTGATGGCCGGGTGCCCATGATAGGCCTTGAGGAATGACGTAATTCGGGAGTGCTCAACGCTCTCCCACAGCAGCTTCCCGTTGACCCTCGTCGCCTTGCCGGCATCACAATCCGCCTGCATGCCAGCCGCAAGGGTTCGCAACGCCGCAACATTGGCCTGCACCACTTCAGGATCACGCCGGAAAAGAACAGTTTCCGAAATGCAGCCGTCAAAAGAAGTGGTCCGCCTCTCGGTGTATCGCATCTTGCTCGGTGACGTGACCATCATCTCAGGATGGTTCTGCACCCTGTGTCCGAACTGCCTGGGTGTACATCCACTGACCACCATCTGCTGAAAATCCTCCCGGAGTTCCTCGGCAGCCAGCGATATATGGCGGAACCACGTCTGCAGATCTGTCGTCGTATACACCCGGCACATGTCGACATAGCCGGGACGATACCCGAACCATCGCCCCATCTGCATTAGCGTGTCGTACATCTTGGAGTGTCGGAGGAAGTAGCTCACGGTCAGCCCTTCAAGCGTTAGGCCTCGGGACAGCTTGTCGCCGCCAATCGCGATTACGTCGAACGGCTGGTTGGCTCGAGCATGTCGCTCATACTCAAGGATGTCGCCGCTGGACCCGTTGATGGCCTTGACCGTGATGGAGTTGACCGTGTCAGCCAGTTTTGCCCTCACGTCATCCCATGTTACCTCATGGCAGTCTTCTGCGCCGATGGCACTGCTGGTCGGGACGAAATCAGAAAGCCAGAGGTCCTTCAGTTCCTCCAGGAGCGGGGCGCGGTCTCCGTCCCCATACAGGATGCGATCGCGCAATGAGAAGAACTCCTCCTCCACCTGCTCGTGAACTCGCGCCTGTACGTCGACGAACCGCGTCACGTGGATGAGCATGGAATTATGCGCCTGCGCCTGACCGCGCGCCTTCCGGGCAGCTGTGGCAAGGAGGAATGAACGAAGGGCTTCCTTCAGCGAAGGAGGAACTGTTCGAATCCCGTCGTAGGTTGGCACATGCGTCGTGTCGTGCCTTGGCGGAATCCATCCCTCCTGCTCGCGAAGCGAGTCTGAGGCGGCGTGGTCACTTACTGTTCGGAAGATGGGGAGTCCTTCGGAGCCGTCTTCTCGGCTGCCAAACATCTGGGCGGGGCCGACGTAGTTGCTTGGAACGGGCAGGGAGAAGATGAATGACCGCGGGAAGAGATCCTCGCCGTGTTCCTCAGACTCCGCTTTCTCATGAATGAAGATATTCGCAAATGGCGTTGCCGTATACCCGATGTAGACGCTCTGCTCAAAAGATCGCAGAATCAGGCGTATCCACCGGTTGATGGCGGTCGGGTCATGTTCTGGATCAGGCGTGTTGTCGAAATCATAGTCCTGCTTGTTCGTGTCAACGGAGGCATAGTCGGACTCATCATCAATCACCAGAAGAGGAACGGCTCGCATGAGTCTCTGGCCCTGCGTCCTGGCAACGTCGCGCACCCAGTTGTGAAGGTTCTTCAGGACCGTGGTGTTCTTCTTCACAACGAACAACAGCGGGTTCCCGCCGGGATTGATGGCGAAGTTCTTGGCAACGCTGGTCTTGAAGTCCCCGTTGTCGCCACGGGTCGTGATCGTGTCAGGGATGATGTGAGGCGGACTGATCAGGCCGACGCCGGTGGTCTCCCTGCGATCCAGGTCCTCATCGATGGTGCTGTAGCCCAGGAAGCCCTCTTCCAGGCGGATCTGAGTCTGCGTGCGAAGGTTGTTGTGGGCCCCGGCCAGCACCACGATCACCTTGTAGCCCGCATCAACGGCCTTGCAGATCAGCCCCGTGTAGTTCGCAGTCTTTCCTGACTGAACGTGACCAACCACAAGGCCCCGCTGATCCCAAGAGCCCGGCGTGGTCGATGGCATCATGCTGTCGAGTATCTGGGTGGTCGTCTGGTCCAGCCTTGATACAACGGGCGCGGGCCAGCCGTTCTTGAGGAGATACTGGCGATAACGAGCCCAGAAACGCCACTCCAGGTTGCCGTCGGAGAGGGCAAGCCGGACCCAGGGCGCATCCGGCAGGTCCTTTGCTTCGTCAGACTGAAGGCATGACGCCAAGCCAATAAGGGTTGCAAAGTTGGACTCAAGCTGAGCCAGGAGTTCGCCGCGATCAACATCGTACGGCTCAGTTTCCAATTCACGGTCCAGCTCAGATTCGATGCAGCCCTCCGGTAGGATTCCATCCATCTTGTCTTTTCGCCTCATAAGGCGTTGAGAGACCATCGAAATGATGTGGGCGGCGTCGTCTGGTTTCATGGCGGTCAATCCTCAAGTTCATTCATGAGTTCCCCATACTCACGGAACTCTTCCTGGCAGCGTAACCGATGCATGGCTTCGTCGGGGGCCATTCCGCCGGCCAGACATGCTTCGTAGGTCTGTTGGATCAGGCGTTTGACATCCGTCCTGGTCCGATCTTCAAAAGGCAGGAGGTGGGTGTCTGGCTTCTCAGCAGCATCAAGCCATATTCGTTGGACAGGCACTGTCTCCTCAATCACCTGCAGGGCGGCTTCAGTCAAGGCGCTGTTCTTCCCCGCCAGCCGCAGAAGTTCAGCAACGAGCGGATGGTTCCGGTCTATCCGGTATTTCGGCCGTCCGCTCGATGTTGTAGCGAGCCAGGGGCGAACCAGATCCGGCCGGGCTGCCCGCGGCCCGTATTGGCCGCGGTGGGCGAATACTTCCCTCGCGAGTTGCCTGACCTCCTTCGCCAGAGCAAGCAAGCGTCCCCGGACGGCCGCGGGTGGAACTGCAACGGACTTCTTGACGTCAATCTGCCACTCCTGGTCCATCGTATTCGGCAAATCGAGTTGGATGCGGGCCAGTTTGTAGTGCTCCTCTTTCGTCCAGGCCTTTCCCTGTCCGAGTCCGAGCCAGCTTCCAGCAACCAGCAGTCGCTCGTTGCGGTAGACGTAGAAGCCCTGGTGGGCGTTCCATCCCTTGGGGCCGGAGGCTTCGCGATGTCGGTCGTGGCCCAGTCGGTCCTTGTGAGGAAGCACGAAGCCTTTGACCGCTATCCTGTGCGGCCCCACCATGATGGGTTCCGCCGGGGTCGTCTGAGTGCAGGGGTGGTCCTGCACGAACGGGTCCCACGGCTGGATACGGTTTTCGCTTCCGTTTCCGTTGATGAAAACTCGCAAGCGGGGCCGCGGGCCCTGCAGAAAACGGTGGAAGACCATGCCGAGGTAATCCTGGACGCTCCTGATGTGGCGATGAAAGGCTCTCTGGTCTGCTTCATCACTCACATGCGATTCGCCAACCACGCGATCCATTCTCTCCCAGAGCACTACAGTGCCATCGGATTGGGCGTGTGAGGCCAGCCGGGCGTCCGAGCCATCGGCGGGTTCACGCAGAAGTCGCCAGCTGTCTTCGTTCGTATCAGCCTGCGATGATATGTAGTCCAAATCCCACCTTCGGACCGAAGCTGTGTCATTGCGGACGGACTTGACTGTCATCCGTCGGCACTGCGAGAATGACGCGGTCTTCATTCCGAGACCGAATCGCCCCAGATCGGATGTCGATCGCTTCACCAATGGGCTCTGGCTGCCAAGTCGCATGGCTGCAACCAGTGAGTTCTCGTCCATGCCAGTTCCGTCGTCAGCAATGGATATCCAGGAATCCTGGCCGCCCCAATGAAACGTGAGCCACACGTTGCGTGCTCCGGCCGAGATGCTGTTGTCTATGAGGTCGGCGACGGCTACGGGAAGTGAGTAACCGTACGCCCGCATGGACTCAATCATAGCGGATGCCGATGGCGGCACTATGTCAACCGGTTCATTGCGACGATGCTTAAGCAATCCAGGCGTCCTCTCTGCAACTGGTGTTCAGACTTGATCCCTTGGGGCCCTTCAACGGCTGAGCCCGAATCTTCATAAGCGGCCGCTTGACTCACTGGCCGCATCACTGTACACTATCTGATAAACAGGCCCTTGTCAATCAGGAATTCACCATGCCGGACCCACGCAAAATCTTGGGCGACCTGCTCCGGGCGACGCGAATCGCCAAGGGCTACAGCCTGCGCAAGTTCGCGAGCATGGTGGATGTCAGCCCGACGTACCTGTCGCAGGTAGAGCAGGGCAAGGTTGATCGCCCGCCCACGGCAGAACGGGTACGCTCGATGGCGGAACTGCTGGGCCAGGACCCGGATGAGTGGATCGCTCTGGCCGGCCGCATCCCGGATGATCTGAGAGACATCATCAAGAGCGAGCCACAGGCTATGCCAGCGTTGTTGCGTGCCGCTAAAGGGCTTACTGCAGATGAGTTGCGAAAACTCACGGACGAGATTCGCGATCGGAAGAAGGATGGAGACGGTCAGTAATGAAGCGCCGTTTTGCGTACCGTCAGTACAAGGTGCCGTTCCTCCCTGAGAAGAGGATCGAGCGGGATGCGCAACTGCTGCTGGACGAATGGGCCGAAGGCCACCCGGCAGTGGCTGAGCCGCCGGTACCGATCGAGGATATCCTTGAGCTTCACCTGGAACTGACGTTCCTCGTGGTTGACCTCCAGGCGGATCTGGGCCACCCGGACGTCCTGGGCGGCATCTGGTTCGGCGACCGGACGATCAAGGTGGATCAGTCGCTGGACCCGTCGGTGACGCCGAAGATGCTCGGCCGCTACCGTTTCACGCTCGCCCACGAGGTCGGCCACTGGCGATTGCACCGCCAGCACCTGATGGACGATCCGTCGGCCAAATCACTTTTCGACGCGGACTGCGAACCGGCGTTCGTCCAGCGATCCAGTGCGAACCCGCCCGAGGAGATCCAGGCGAACATGTTCGCATCCTGTATACTGATGCCGCGTGACATGGTCTACGAAGCGTGGTCGCAATGGCGGGACAGCGACATGCCCGTCGCGATCGCCGATCTGCCGGTCGGCGATTACCATGCCGACCGCCAGGCCAATGAAGAGATGGCGATGGACCAGTTCTGTCGGCCGCTGGCCGACCGGTTCGAGGTCTCGGCCCAGGCGATGCGTTATCGGCTGCAGAATCTCGGGCTGCTGGTGAAGAAGAATGAGCCTCGATTGTTCTGAGAGGGCGTCGTGCCTTCTTTTTTTGAATCCGATGTTTACCGTTTAGTGGACGGTAGAAAGGAATGGCCGTCATGGCTAAGCCGTTTGATCCAAGGAAGGTCCTCAAGCACATCGCGAATCCGCTGCTGCAGGAGTTCTTCGCCCGGCGCGGCGAACTGCTGGATGTGCCTTGGGGCGAGTTGACCGAGTACAAGATCGGGCCGGTGTTCGAGGCCTGGCAGGATCTGCCCGAATCGGCGCAGTTGGAGGTGCAGGTCCTGCTTCGCGACATTCACGAACTGGCCGACCATCGCGGCGTGGCGGCGCTGGTTGAACTGGTTCGCCTGCGGTGTCCCGAACGTGCGCAGCAGTTCGAGGCCCAGGTGGGCGAGGCCGACAAGGCGATGTGGGCCTATCTGAACGTCCCGGAGGTCTTCGAGGACGCGGCCATGTTCGCCCGCGCCGACGCCTTGGCGGCGGGCCGCTCCTGGGAGAAGCGTAACGGGCTGCCCAAGGGCAAACTCACCGTGGATGAGGCGCTGACGACGCGTCTGGCGACGGCGCTGACGGATTTCTACGGCCCGTTGCAGATGCGCGGCCGCTTCTGCAAGGTCGCCCATTACCCTCGAAGCAGCGGCGCGGAGTACTTCTTCGCTTACCTGGACGACTATCCCGGCAAGCACGTGGTTTTCGACGACGATGGCCGACCGGCCATGCAGGCGGGACGCTACGCCTTCGAGAACGTGTTCGTCTACAACAGCGGCGAGGGAACGATGGAATCGTATGCGCCGGGTGGCCGGCAGGTCCGCGAGCCGCTGGAGGCCGCCTTCTGCCAGGCGGTACTCGGTGTGGAGGTCGCGCCGGCCGATCCGCTTCGTCCATCGTACAAGCTCGACCATCTGCTGCAGACGGATTTCCCGCTGGCGACCGATCCCCACGACCGGGTCGCGGAAGCCCGCATCACGGCGATGCGCCTGTCGCCTACGGGCAGCAACGGTTCGGTCGAGATCAAAGCGGACATCAAGGGGGCGCCCAATGACATCTACCGGAAGATCGAACGGTGGCTCGACGACACGCACCTTCCCCGCGAAAGCACCCGGGTGCTGAAGGCCACGTTCCGTCTGACCTTCCAGCACGACGGGCCGGGCCGGGCTCCGACGATGACGTTTTCCGTCGGTGCCCCCAGTTCTTGCGACCTGAAGAGTTGGCCCGACGACAAGCGTGAGATCGGCGAGCGGTGCCTGAAACTCTGGAAGGTGAGCGGCGACGATGAATGACCTATTGCCGATGTTGTTGGCGGCGGCCGATGACGTCGACCGCAACTTCGACCACGCCGCCATGGCGGCATGGCCCTCTGGCGCGTTGGAGGAACTCCAGCGGCTGGGAATTCTGCGCCGCTCCGCCGGCGCAATGTACGCGACGTGCCCCAACTGCGACGGCGGGCACGCCGAACCCGTGACTGTTGCCGACGGTCGCTTCTACATCTCCTGCCCGGAAGCCCTGCTGGTGGAGGTCCGGCCGGAGATGCTCGAACGCTGGGAGATCGACTCGGCTGGCCTGGCCCAAGCGGCCTCCCGCCTGTTGGGGCTCAAAGGTAAGCCCAAGGAGGTCGTGGCGGGCCGGTTCTGGCGGCTAGGCCGCACGCCGTGGCCGCCCGGTCCCGAGAAAGCCCGGCCGGTAGTTCTCCTCCGCCGCCTGGGAGACGGAGATGCGGCCGAGTTGGTCGGGCGTGTACCGATGGACGGCCGGACCATCGTGCTGGTTCCGCATCATGCGCCCGACGACCGCGTCTGGCCCGGCAGGAAGCCGCCGGTGATTCCGCTGTCGGAGGTCCTGTATTGGGACGACGCGACGGTGGAACTCGACGGCGAAACCCTCATGGATATCGTACGGGTGGCGGATGAAACGCCCCACATGGCCGGTGGCCTGGAGATAACGCATGAGGATCTACAGTTGATGATCCGCCGACAGGTCAAGGTCGACAAGAAGACCGAGTTGACGGATGAGGCCATGTTGCAGGCGCTCAAGATGCACGGCGGAAACGCCCGGGCTGCGGCCAGAGCGCTGAACGATGAGGGCTATTCGGTTCACCACTCGACGATTTCCCGGAAGCTGAAGAAGTTCCGCCAGACCCATGACATCGATAGAAACGAAGACTCCACCTCCATCGCCAGAACTGTCGCGTCGCAACGCAGCGACAGGGCGAAGAAATTCATAGAAAGACGTTAGTGCCGTAATACAGACAACTTGAATGGGGTGCGAGCGGGCCTTGCGTCCGCTTCTTTTTGCGCCAGCCGCGACACCGCGGGCTTCGGTCGAGGCCGGCCGGCTCATTGCCGGGCCAGTCACGACCGCACCTGTGCTACCTCGCGGCGAGTTGTCGCGGCACAGACCTTCGATCGTGCGATCGCTGATTGGTTCGGGAGCAAGTGGATCGGCCTTGAGGAATCATGGCCGACAGCCACAGCATCGTTTCGGACCCGTTCACCACCACCCTCATTCGCATCAAGGCCCGCCAGTTGTGTCGGCGGTCCGACTTCTCCAGTTCGGACTGCGAGGACCTCCAGCAGGACATGCGTGTGTATCTGCTGGAGAAGGCCCATCTGTTCGATCCCGTACGGGGCAACCTCGAAGCCTTCGTCACCAAGGCGATTCGGACCTGGGTGGCGATGCAGCTTCGCTACCGCAGCCGCGAGAAGCGCCGCGACTCGTTCAGGGCGCTGTCGCTGGAACGAACCCGCGTCGAGTGCGACGGAGACATCACTGCCCTCGGCGTCATCCTCGTCGAGGAGGACGGCCGTCGCATGTCCCAGTACTACACGTTGTCGGAGACCGAGCGTTTCGAACTGTGCGAGGCCGTCGACCACGCGATGGGCAACCTGGAGCCGAAGGACCGGGAGATTCTGACCCATGTGGCCGAGTATGGCGTCGCCAGCGCCTCCAGGGCCTTCGGCGTCTCGCGCCGTCAGATCGACAACGCCGTCGCCCGCGCCCGCGACCACTTCGAAAAAGCGGGCCTTCGCCCCGACTGACCGGGCAGCCCGTCCGCTCACGGCATAGGTAACCAGTAAGCACACAACAAACTGCTTCCTCCCGGAGGCCCCGGCACTGACGCCGGGCCTTCGGGGGTCGGGGCCGGACAGCAAGACACGAGGATAAACATGGACCTGAATATCGACCTCAGCATTCTGGAAGCCGAACCCTCCGATGAGTATCACGCCCGGAGGGATCGGTTCCTCAGCAGCCACCAACTGCTGGACTTCATCAAGTGCCCTTGGCTGCACCGCAAGAAGTCCCTCGGTCTGATCGAGGATACGGATTCGCCGGCCTATCTGCTCGGACGCGCCGCGCACGTCCGGATTCTCGAAGGCCGCGACGCCTACGAGACCGCCTTCGCTCTCGGCGGTCCGATCAACCCCAAGACCAACAAGCCTTTCGGGTCGAACACTAAAACCTTTGCCGAGTGGGCCGTCGCCCAGGGCAAGCCGGTTCTGTCACACGACCATGTCGCGCTCATCGAACAGATGGCGTCGGGCGTGGCCATGAACGACGAGGCCGTGGACCTGCTGCTCTACGGCCGGTCCGAAGGCGTCGTGCGGGCCGAGTACTGCGGCATGCCCTGTCAGATCCGCATCGACTGGGTCCATCCGCATCGGGGCATCGTGGACTTCAAGACCTGCGACGACCTGACGTGGTTCGAGTCCGACGCCCGCCGCTACGGCTACCACCGGCAGATGGCCTTCTACCGGGCCGTTCTGGCCCAGCCCCTCGGCGGTGCTCTGGTCCCCGTTCACCTCATCGCCGTCGAGAAGAAGGAGCCGTTCCGCTGCGGCGTGTGGCTGGTCAGCGAGGACACGTTGGCCATCGCCCAGCGGGAGAACGAAGCGGCCATCCGGCGACTTCGCGACTGCTGGGAGAACGACCAATGGCCCACCGGCTACGAGAGCATCCGCCTCCTGGAGGTTGCATGAACCCCTCCCACGCCCGAGCGGCTTGCGGCGAGTCCATCGAACGCGACGGCCGCCCCTCGGGCGCTCTTCGGCAGGGCCGGGCTACCGGGGCCTCTTTTTGAAGACAGGCCTTGGGACGCGGGTTCGACTCCCGCACCTGCCAATGGCCGCGATGTGGCACGCGGCCCGCACACAGACCTTGCCACACACAGGAGCGTACAGGATGGCCAAGAAGGAAGCATTGACGATTGCACCGCCGAAGTTCGAAGTCGCCGAGTTCCGCATCGTCGGCGTCGCGCCCTACGTCCAGAACAAGTTCAGCGCGAAGGCCCGCGAGCAGATGCGAGCCAAGCAGGAGGCCGGCAGCACCGCCGGGAAGGGCTCGAAACGCGAGCCGAAGGACTTCACCGCCTCCTATGAGGGGGCCATGCACCGCAGCGCCGACGGCTGGTGCGGCATTCCCGCCCCCGCGTTCCGCAACGCTTGTGTCAGCGCATGCCGGATGTGCGGATTCCGGATGACCCACGCGAAACTGTCCGTCTTCATCGAGCCCGACGGCTTCGATGCCGACGACGGCACCCCGCTGGTGCGGATCACCAGGGGCGAGCCGGAGTACTCGGAGATGGCCGTTCGCAACGAATCCGGCGTCTGCGACCTGCGCCCGCGCCCGATGTGGCGCGAGGGTTGGGAAGCCGTCGTCCGGGTCCGCTTCGACGGCGACCAATTCACCCTGGTGGACGTGGCCAACCTGCTGCTGCGTGCCGGCATGCAGGTGGGCATCGGCGAGGGCCGTCCCGACAGCCGCAAGAGTTGCGGCATGGGCTGGGGGCTGTTCAAACTCGGCGACGAGTGACCCGGCCGGGCGCGGCTTGGCAGGCAACGCATGACGAGGGCGGGCCGGGCGAGACGTGGCATCGCAAGGCGAGGTGAGGCATGGCAGGCGTGGCCAGTCAACGTGTGGCCAGGCAAGGCAGAACGCGGCAGGCAAGGAAGCAGACCCATGAAGACAAAGGGAGCAACGAGTATGGACTACACAACGGAGCTTGAGCAGATCCGCGAAGCCAACGATGGCGTACTCCGCGCCGTCGACGTGGTCGAGTACGCACGCGACCCCGGAACCGCGCTGTACCAGCGCTTCGAGTGGAACGACACGAAGGCGGCCGAGCAGTACCGCCTCTGGCAGGCCCGGGAACTGATCCGCGTGGTCGTGCACACCCGGCCGACCAACGACGCATCCACCCGCGTGTACGTCTCGCTCGCCGACGACCGCCGCAACGATGGCGGCGGCTATCGCACCCTCGATGAGGTCATGCGATCCAAGACCATGCGGGAAGCCCTGCTCAAGCAGGCCCACGCCGACATGGTCCGTTTCGAGACCACTTACCGCCAGCTTTCCGAACTCGCTTCGGTCATTTCCGCGATGCGATCGGCGCGCGACCAGCACGCTCTCTCGCGGTAAGGCGCGGCTGGGCAGGAGTGGCAAGGCAACCCTAGGCCAGGCTGGGATTGGCGTGGCCGGCGGGGCGAGGCCCGACGGGGCATGCCGGGGCAAGGTTCGGCAAGGCAGGCTAGGTTTGGCAAGGCGCGTACGCGCGAGGCATGGCGTGTCCAGGCCCGGCAGGCATGACAGACGAACAACAGAATCGCGTAATGGAGGAGACAACGCACATGACGATGATGGAACGGATTCACACGGGCCGCCGCCGCGTACCGCCGAGGCTGCTCATTTACGGCGTCGAAGGTGTCGGCAAGTCGACCACTGCCGCCGGGGCGCCGGAGGCTGTCTTCATCCAGACCGAGGACGGGCTCGACCAGATCGATTGTTCGAGCTTCCCGCTGGCGAAGACTTTCGGGGAGGTCGTCTCGGCGCTGTCGGCGCTGTACTCGCAAGATCACAACTTCCAGACGGTGGTGATCGACAGCCTGGACTGGCTGGAGCGGCTGATCTGGGATGACGTCTGCCGCGAGTTCGGGGTCAAGAGCATCGAGAAGGCCGACGGCGGATACGCCAAAGGCTACACCCACGCGCTGACCCAATGGCGCGAAATCCTCAACGGCCTCGACGCGCTCCGCAACGAGCGCGGCATGTGCGTGATCCTTCTGGCCCACGCGAGGGTCGAGCGATTCGAGGACCCCGAGTCGGTCGCTTATGACCGCTATTCGCCCCGGCTCCACAAGCATGCCACCGCACTGATCAACGAGTGGTCCGACGCGGTTCTCTTTGCGACCCGGAAGTTCCGCACTGAAAGCGAGGACGCCGGATTCAACCGCACACGGTCCATCGCCGTGGCCCTCGGGGCCGACGGCGGCGAACGCATTCTTCGCACCGTCGGTAGCCCGGCCTGCGTCGCCAAGAACCGCTACGGCCTGCCGGCCGAATTGCCTCTTTCGTGGCAGGCGCTCATGCAGGCCATGGACGCCAGTCGTGACAGCGCCGCCCCCGTCCTTTGCCCGGGGAGCGATACCCAAGACACCAACAGCGAGGAGACCCCCAATGGCTGACTTGGCAGGATTCAACGCAAACGAAGTCGAACCCACCACCCCGTTCGAGCCCATTCCGGCGGGCAAGTACCTGGCGGCCGTCACGGCCAGCGAGATGAAGGCCGTCAAGTCCGGTTCGGGCAGCTATCTCGAACTGACGTTCACGGTCCTGGAAGGCGAGTACAAGAACCGCGTGCTGTGGGCGCGGCTGAACCTCAACAACCCCAACGCCACGGCGGTCAAGATCGCCCGAAGCGAGTTGTCGGCCCTCTGCCGGGCGGTCGGGGTCATGCAGCCGAGAGACAGCGTCGAACTGCACAACCTCCCGCTGCTGATCACCGTCAAGCTCAAGAAACGCAGCGACAACGATGAGTTGACCAACGAGATCAAAGGTTTCGAGCCGAAGACCGCCGCTGCCGGTCAACCGCAGCAGGCTCCCGTGACCGACAACACCCCGCCCTGGAAGCGCTGACACAAGGAGAACCCCATGACCTCGAGCATTCTGATTCTGATCGTCGCCTGCGTTTGGGCGCTCAGCACGCCCGTCGGCTACATCTCCGCCCGCTGGTCCATTCGGGCCATGGGCGGCCGGTGGACCCGCAACGACCGAATCTGGGCCATCACCTTCTCGGTGATCTACGGGCCGGTGATGCCGCTGCTCGCCGTCCTGCTGGTCCTGTTCTGGAAGCTGGACACCTCCGACTGGGGCAACCGGGAAGCGAGGTGGTGAGCGTGGTGATGCTCAACCTGCCATACCCCCCGAGCATCAACCACTACTGGCGACGGGTCGGGCCCCGCACGCTGATCAGCCGGGAGGGCCGGGCGTTTCGCAAGAACGTCTGCGCCCTTCTACGCGGGGGCGGGGCCCGAAAACCCCCGGCTGGCGGAAGGATTGCCTTGGCGATGGACGCTTTTCCGCCCGACCGACGTCGTCGCGACCTGGACAACATCCAGAAGCCCGTTCTCGACGCTCTCGAGCACGCGGGCATCTACGAAGACGACAGCCAGATCGACCTGTTGCTCACACGGCGGCGTGATGTGGTCGCCGGTGGGCGACTTGGAGTCCGGATTGACGAACTGCCCCTGCGGCGCTGCCCCCTCTGCGGCGGGCGGTTTGAGGAGAACAACTGACCATGGACGGTCCCAAACGCATCTATATCGCCGGGCCGATGACCGGCCTGCCCGAATACAACTTCCCGGCCTTTCACGCAGCCGCCGAGCGGATGCGCGAGGCGGGCTGGGAGCCGGTCAATCCTGCGGAGAACTTTGGCGGGCGCACCGACCTGCCCCGTGAGGACTACCTTCGCGCCGACGTGAAGCTGCTGATCGAGTGCGCCGCGGTGGCCATGCTCAGCGGCTGGGAGGACTCGCGCGGTGCGAAGCTGGAATACCTGCTGGCGCGGGAACTGGCCCTGCCCGTGCTCGACGCCGAAACGCTTCAGCCGCTGGAGGACCCGACGGTGCCTCTGGTCCACCTTCATCGGCTGCACATCCGGTGGGAGCATGACCAGGAGGAACCCGAGGGCATTCTGGATGAGGCCGGGAGGCTGACCGCATCGGACCGTCAGGCCGATTACGGCCATCCGTCGCAGGACTTCGCCCGCACAGCGCAGATGTGGACAGGCATCCTCGCGCCGAAGCTGCGCGAGGGCGAGCGGATCATTCCGATGGATGTGCCCCTGTGCATGATTGCGGTCAAGCTCGCCCGACAGGCCCACCGTCACAAGCGGGACAATCTCGTGGACATCGCCGGGTACGCCCGCACGGCCGCCATGATCGCGGAGGATGAGTGATGAGCAACCTCTGGCCCGATCAGCAGCCCGTTCACAGGAAGTGCCAGTTCTGCAAGCAGCAGCGTGACTGCAAGCACGGTCCCGACCCCTTCCTCTTCTACAACTTCGACGAGGAGGAAATGGTCTGGCTGTGCGAGGACTGCTACTTCATTCGCGAAAACGGCCTGCACCTGCCCGACTGGGAAGGTGATGAATGACGGCGTGCGCCGCTCCAACTGCGATCACGCTGCGCCCGTACCAGGCCGAAGCGATCAGCGCCGTCTATGACCACCTGCGCCGGCGGGACGATCACCCGTGCGTGGTCATTCCGACGGCGGGGGGCAAGACACCGGTGATGGCCAGCATCTGCCGCGATGCGGTCCAGCAGTGGAACGGACGCGTGTTGATTCTTGCCCATGTGAAAGAGCTGCTCGAACAGGCCGTCGAGAAACTCCACGACATGGCCCCCGACCTGTGGATGCAGATCGGGGTGTACTCGGCGGGCCTCAAGAGCCGCGACACTGACCACCCGATCATCGTCGCCGGTATTCAGAGTGTCTATCGCCGTGCGGCGGAACTGGATCGCTTCGACCTGATTCTGATCGACGAAGCCCATATGCTCCCGCCCGATGGCGAGGGCATGTATCGTCAATTCCTGGCCGATGCGAAAGTCGTCAACCCCAACGTGCGGCTGGTCGGCCTGACGGCCACGCCGTACCGGATGTCCACAGGCATGATCTGCGAGCCCGGCAACCTGCTGAACCACGTTTGCTACGAGGTCGGCGTTCGCGAACTGATCGTGCAGGGCTACCTGTGCTCGCTGAAGACCAAGGCAGGACGTCGGAAGGTTGATACGTCGAGCCTCCATATCCGCGGCGGGGAGTTTATCGCCGGCGAAGTCGAGGCGCTGATGGATGATGATGGCCTGGTTCGCTCCGCATGCCAGGAGATCGTCGAGCACACCCGCGACCGCCATTCGACCCTGATCTTCGCCTCGGGCGTCCAGCATGCCCTGCATGTGCAGCGCATTCTGGCCCAGTCCGGCTGCGAATGCGGCTTCGTTTGCGGCGACACGCTGCCGTTCGAACGGGCCGAGACGCTGCAGCGATTCAAGGATGGCGACCTGAAGTACCTGGTCAACGTCAACGTTCTTACCACCGGCTTCGACGCGCCGAACGTCGACTGCGTGGCGTTGCTGCGGCCGACGAACTCGCCGGGCCTCTACTACCAGATGGTTGGGCGGGGTTTCCGCCTGCATCCGTCGAAGGACGACTGCCTCGTCCTGGACTACGGCGGCAACATCCTCCGCCACGGCCCCGTCGACGCCCTGGAGATTGATGATCGCGCCGGCTCCGGCGGCGAGGCGCCGGCCAAGGAGTGCCCCGAATGCCTGGCGGTGATCCACGCCGCGTACGCGACGTGTCCGGACTGCGGATACGAATTCCCGCCGCCGGAACGAGAGAAACACGATCGTCAGGCGTCCACGGCGGGG